TTATTATCAGCGCGTTTTCGTGTTCGCCTTTATCAGCAATCTTTATCGCAGGCTGTGGTGATCCTATTACGAATATAGTTTTTATCATTCTCCGAATGTAAATCGTATCTCTGTCTCTAGTTTTGAATTAAATGTATTTCTTTGATTTGAATCTGTTCCTTCCCATTTCCCCTTAATCGTCCAGTTTCCTCTACTAAACTTATATCCTGCTTCGTAACTAGTACCATGAGACATGACACCCCCTTCTACATAGAGATTGTTCTTGAGCTTGTACCCAAGTCGTAAATGACTTATTGATGGTTGTGAATAGGTGTCTCGAAAGGGAACTACGTTCTTGAATTCTAGGTATGGGTTTGCTAATGCGGTCATAGGAATACTCATCATGAGTATTGTCATAATCAATTTCATACATAATACTTATTAAATTCATCGTGACAATTGAGTGAACATTGTATTAAATTTTTATGACAACTATCTATGTGATATGTTTGGTGATATAGTCATTCACCGCTGCGTCATCATCAAACAGAAGATTACGAGCTGCATGTTGTAGTGTGTTCATCTGTTTTACATGATCCTCATACTTTATCCAATCACCTGTCTCATGTTCGACTAGATGATTCTCATTATAGATGTCTATGTCATATCGTTGTATTTTCATCGTATTTGTCTACCTTTATCTTATCGTTTTTATCTGCGACTACCAGACTAATCATTGGTGTTGCAATGGATTGTGAAAGCGAGTGAGCGATATTCTCCAAATACTCTTTATCTTCACTTCTTCCTTCTATCCATGTTCCATTGGGCGATTTGATTACCAGTTTATATGTCACTAATTTTCTCTCCTATAAGAGCAACAACTTTGCGAATACTGAATTGAAAAGAAAATACCAGAGTACTCCACTAACACATGCTCCGAGTGTCATGCCTGCGATACTCCACCTCATATCTAGATTAAAAAACTTCAGACTGAAAAAGTTTTCTTGGGGCTCTAGAAAATCCTCTTTATGTTGGTAGTATTCGCGTGTGATCGCCCATAGCCATACAAGGAATACTGCTCCTACTATGGGAATTGTGCCTATAATCGTAAAGAGCAAACAACTTCCAAAGTGTGCTGATTGGTCTATCAGTTCTTTTGGGATTTCTTTTTTTATAAGGTCTTCATCTGGTTTCATATTATTTGCGAGGTCTTTCTCCATCGCCTGCTATTTGTGTTAATACCCATAGTAATCCTGATATCGCAATACCTATTACACCGATACTTGCGATTAATACTGAAAATGCAATTATCCCTGCGTATTCTTCAAACATCACCATACTCCTTACATGTTATTTCGGTTATAAAAGATTTTTTATTTGTTTCCTTCGTTAAGTTAGCTTTGTGTTCCATTATCTTTATCTTTGCAAGCATACAGGTTTCTTGACTTCGGAAATCATCAAACCGCAGATAAACGTGTTTGTCTTGTAGTGGTAAATAGAGTGTTAATATGAGATACCACATTACGAATGTCCTACTGATTCGCGTTGTATGTCGTGGTGATTAAACTCTGCCCAGTACAATTCAAATGCAACTCCACTCTCAAGACATTCAAACTGATGAAACAATCCCGGCTGTACCTTGCAGTAATCTCCAGCTGCAAGAACAGTTTCGTCTACTAGGTCATAGTCTTTTTGCCAGATACGAACCAGCATTGTACCAGACTCTACATAGAAGCCGTTCCATTTAAAATTATGTTTGTGTTTTGAACATACACCACCCTTGTTCATATCAATTCTATGAAACTCAAGCGCTCCGTTTGCTTCGACTAGTTCTGTTTGACCCCACACTTTGCCTGCTATCATACTATACCTCTTTTAGTTAGGTAAATCACCTGTCAGGTAACGATGCACAGCTGCACTCGATTGTGCGGTATTCTGAACTTTGCCGTGCCTTTTTCTCCACGCAATTGCATCTTCTGGAGTATTTATCTCTATTCCATTCCAATCGGTATACATACATCCAATATCATATCCAGCCTTTAACCATCTCAGTTGTTCTAGACCTTCAATGATTTCTTCTTCTGGTACATGTAACGAGGAATAGTCCTCAAGAGCCTTTCTATGATAACCGTAAATGCCTAAGTGATGCTCTCCATAGGCAAGTCCACGACCAAACCACAATGCACGTTGTCTGCGTAATGAGCCAACAATCATTTTAACACAATTAAGGTCATTGTTGCGAGCATGATTGTATCCATCTTCCATGTTCGTGTACATGGTAGACACACTATAGTGCTTTAACTGGTGCAACGTGCTGACGATCATGTCAAAGGATACGTCAGGCATATCCCCCTGTACATTAATAAACTGGTCATACTGGTCAAACCTATGATGACGAATAGCATCTGCACAGCGTTCAGTACCGTTTGCAAACTGTTTTGTTTCTTCTACCACAATGTGAGAAGGTGTTTTCATTACCTCAGCAATAGCCCAATCGTCTGTCAGGACATAGGTATCCAATTTAGACTGTATACACTCGTCATACACTCGCTGAATCATGTATTTACCACCAAGTTCTACGAGTGGTTTCCCTTTAAATCGTGTCGAACCAGTTCTAGCTGGTATCAATATCGCTGTCTTTATATCCACCATGCATTCTCCAAAGTTTTAGAAATCAAGGCAATTCGTTTCACAGTACTCTCAAAATCTTTAAGTTTTAACATATTAGGGCCGTCACTCGGTGCATTATCGGGGTCAGCATGTACCTCTAGGAAGAAGTGAGTAATGCCCATACCAGCGGCAGCACAAGCAAGCCCTGTAACGTAATCCCTATTACCGCCACTTGATTCACCATTACCACCTGGCTGTTGGACAGAGTGAGTAGCGTCAAAAACGATAGGTACAGGATAGTGCTTACGGATATACTGCATACCAGTATAGTCAACAACCAAACGATTATATCCAAAACTTGTTCCCCTTTCCGTAAGCCATATCTCTTTCGCACCTTTCGTTTTACTTAGAATACCACCAACATCCCATGGCGCAAGAAACTGACCTTTCTTTATGTTAACAATCTTATTCGTCTTACATGCTGCGTGGATTAAGTCTGTTTGTCTGCATAAAAAAGCAGGTATTTGAAGCACATCAACAGGATATCCCATACCCACGATATCGTCAATCTCAGCGACAGAGTGAGCGTCTGTGAGCATTTTGATATTCAGCGATTGTTGTATCTCTGCAAATGCTTCCATTGTGGTGTGCATACCAGCCCCACGTTTGCCGTTATTGTGTGTGCGATTTGCTTTGTCGTAACTAGCTTTAAATATATACTGAATACCATGAGAATCACATACACGTTTACACTCTGTTGCAATTTCTAGTGACTGCTCTAACGACTCATGTTGACAAGGCCCTGCTATGATTTTCATTTTTTTCATGATGCATCCTTATATGGTTTCAACACCGTTTCGTAAATATTATCTGCAACATATTTCATACACATAGGTGCAACCATCAAACCAATTCTTGCAAGTTTCTCGTTTAATGTACCTGTCAGAATATAATCTTCTGGTAGTGTCATCAGTCGTTTAGATTCTTTGGTGGTGTATACCCTATCCTCTGATGCGTGTAGATGCACCGCAAGAGAAGTTTGCAATCCTTGTTCAGATAGAGTATGTGATGCTTGATGCCATGGCACTCGTCTGGATTGAAAGAATGAATTCTTTGGTTCTGGCACTTCCTTACCCAACATCGCACGATGTCGTATCACCTTATCGTACCAAGGTTTCACTACATCATCACCCACCGACACCACTTTATCAGGGTTCTTGGGTAGACGCTTCAACCACTTGTACTTTGCACCCCTCTTCATAATCTCACATAGCTCATGCGCTTCTACCATATTCTCTTCATCATCACGCAAATCTCCTATCGCGTCCTCTATGGTAGGCTCTTCTTCTATTCTTGGTTCTGGATAGACTGAACTCGCCAACATCCACGGCATACCAATCTTATCCATTACATCATTTCGTATAGATATGATAAACACTCTCTGTCGTTTCTGTGGTACACCGTAATGAATACCATTCAGTACCTTGTATACTGTGGTGTATCCAAGTGCTTCAAAGTCTCGTACCATCTTGGTTAGATGTTCTCTCGCATAGTCCATTGTCAGACCTTTTACGTTCTCACACACGATAACTTTGGGTTTCATTTCGCCCGCAATGCGTATCTGTTCCCAAGTCAAGTCTTCAATGTTTTTTTGTTTCATACCATACGCAGTCTTTTCTTTGTTCCAACCCTTCTGCTTAGTACCACTCATAGAGAATGGTGGACAAGGTGGTGAGCCGTCTAGTATATCCAGCTCTCCTACCTTCAGTCCCGTCATCTCCATGATCCTGGCGCCAGTAACCTGTTTGATATCACCACAAATGTGTGGTGTGTTAGGCCAGTTCTCTAGATAGGTATCCACCGCGACCTGTTGAAATTCGTTGACAAACTTACAGTCACCGCCCGCAAGTTTGTATCCAGCAGATGAACCACCACCCCCTGCGAAGAATGATATGTAACTGAATAATTTTCTATCTGATGATTGTTTTAAGTCATCAAGCGTATATCTATAATATCTCATTTAAAAAAACCCATCCAAAGTTCCCTGTGTTCCATAACTATCGTCTATCCACCAACCAATCTTTTCTGAGATAAACTTCAATGGTTCGACAAATGATTTAGTAAACTGTGTATCATAATCTATTCTGTCCTTCAAGTCAAGTTCCTTTGGAAAGGAAGTAATAAAAGAAAATGCACTCGCAGTATACACGTTAGGCTGACGCAGATGCACAAATTTAATCTTATCCCCCTCTTGTATTAGGGGGTATTTCTTGGTTAGTTTCTTGGTCTTGAGTAGGTGATTGTATAGTATTGCACCCTTGCAATGTATAGGCGCACCCTTCGCAAACATACCGTTAGATGATGAGAACTTCTCAAGTCCGTTCACACTTCTTGGGTATGCAATCTCTTCTGGTTTTAGTTTCATAAAGTCACTCCGAAAGTCTTGTATGAATGTATTTAGCACTTTGCTATCTTCATTTATTATGATCTTGAGTGCTTCTTTAATCTTATCCCGACACACTTGTGGAGTTGATGATTTGACTGCTTCGATACCCATGATCTTGAGTTTAGGTTCGTTGTATCGCACCCCCTCACTATCGTGGACATTGAGAATGTATCGTTTTTTTGCAGTCCAGATACCCTTGTCTGCAATAACCTCGCGAGCCATCACCATCTTTTGTTCGTATGCGTTTGTTACCTTGGCAAGTGCTGTATAACTGTTTTCAATAAATGGTTCCAGCTTCTCTTTTGCAATCTTGTCCAAGAAATTGACAATTGTTCTAGTCTCCTTTCCCTCTCCAAACAGTCTATCAACCAATCGGTCAAAAGTAATGTATACTGAGTCCGTATCCGAAGCAATGACGTAATCTTCATTTTCTGTCTCCAATAATTTATTCAAATAGATATTCAGAGATTTTTCAATCCACCGAATAGATAGTTGTCCTGATGTAGTAATTGCTGACGCAATCATCAAGTCATAGTATCGGAAATAGTTATTCCCGATTGCACCATAAGCTGAGTTCAGAGATATCTTTTTAGCCATCTGAATATTGTTATACTTGGATATGTCTTTCAACAGTCTTGGATTCTTGGTGTTCTCATACTCTTGTGATGCTTGGAGCATGAGTTTCTTGTATTTGGTACGGTCATTATACATGGTTTCCATGATCTCTGGAAGAAACCCACGTTTGTCTTTACGAAAGAACGCACCATTTGGTGTCATACAATGTTCAGTTTCATTTCGTGCTTTACCTTCAAGCAGTTTATCCACCAACCCTGTTTCTGGTTTACTAGGAACAAGTGTCTCTGGTGATATGTTGTACTGCATGATTAGATGGGGATACAGTGAGTTCAAATCAAAACTCATAACCCACTTGTGCATACCTACCTGTGGTTCTTTGACATACGCACCTTCAAACTTCTCTGCTTTCTCATGTGCTACCTTTTGTGGTATGACAATGTTCTTTTCACGCAGATAGTTGTAGATGAGAATATCCCAATACTTTACTGAACCCAACACATCAGTATAGTTGACTTTTGCATCATATGCCATAGTAAGACAAAGCTCAATCAGCTTCATCTTGTCCTCTAGGCGGTCAACAATTTCAACGTCCTGTATGTTGTATTCAATAAACGATTGATAATCTTTTTGATACCATTCGCTGAATGTCTCGTAGGGATTGCCTGTCTTGCGTTCACCTAGTTCTACATACGCAATATGATCTAGTCGATAGGACTCTTGTGCAGTATAGGTAAACTTACGATATAGGTCAAAATAATCCAATGCAGAAACACCAGCAATGTCATATGCTTGATGTCGCCTACCCATCTGATAGACCTCACGTTCTCTCACAGAACCCCAAGGTGACAATCGTTTTAGTTCGTTCTCACCAAATAGGCTGATGATACGATTGCAGATATAAGGAATATCAAAGAACTCTGTATTCCAGCCCGTAATAATGTCAGGATAGTGACGTTCCCAGAATACAAGAAACTCTTTGAGTAGATGTACTTCGCTTTCACACTTTACATAGGTAACGTCATTACGTTCTGTTGTGAAGTCACCAATACCCCATACCACAATCTTCTTGGATTGATGGTTCTTGATGGTAATGGATAATAGTTCTTCTTTTGCTTCGGTTGGTGAGGGAAATCCATTCTCTGATTTGACTTCGATATCAATAGTTGCAATCATCAACTGGTCAATATCCCACTCAACCCGACCAGCATATTCATCTGCGATATAACTGTATGTGTATTGAGTGTTACCGTAGACTAGTTTTGGCTGTGACTTATACGCTTCAACGTGTTCTTTTGCTTCACGCATAGTATCAAATTGAATATCTGCGACATACTTTCCGTCTAGAGTTTTGTATGGTGTTTTCTTTCCTACAGGAGCAAACAATGTTGGCGAATATTTTACACGTTTGTTTATATTACGTTGGCCATCTTTGACTCCACGCACTAAAAGAAAGTTACCATACTGAAGAACATTTGTGTAAAAATTCATAGTATCATGATACCATTATGTGAGTAAAAAGTCAAGGTACTTCTATATAAAATCTTCCAAACTTCCAACTTCATTTTTTGCAAATCGTCCAATAAGTCGTTCAGATTTTCCCATGTTTCCTTGTGTTGCACACGAGCGGTCAGTATAACATACTGTTGTAAATCTTTGGCCTGCACCATGAATAGATGTAACGCAATGTAGTGACTTAGAATCTGCAATGCATACCGAATTGTCTGGTAAGTCTATACCTATACCCCAACGTGGGAATGAAAGATAAGCACCAGTATAAACCCCCTGACGATGACAGCTCATTGTTGTATACTCAACGTCCTTGCCATCAGAGTGTACGGCCATAGCGGTACTCTGCATTGCGCTGTACCTGTTTGCTGATAAGGTTGTTACCATTCCATGTCTGTGTTCTGGTGCAATTGCTTCTTCTGCGTATTTACGTTGTCTTTGATATATCTCAGGTGCAACTTTACCAAATGCTTTCTCTACATCAATACAAAGGTCATCTAACAGTTCCCACTTATCAGGATTTGATATATTAATTTTTCCAGTAAACCGTCCACGTTTCGCGCCAATCATGACTGAATCAATCTCATTTGCATACGCAATCATACCCCACTTACCACCTTTTGTTTTGACATAGTAAGAGTTGGGCGTTCGTAGTTTATAATGCTCCCCTTCAATAAGACCTTTCTTTTTCATTTCTTCAGCATCAATAGGCCCAGCACAGTTTGCTCTCATGACTGAACTTTCTTGAATTCCATACAGGACATCTCTCATGTGGTCATTTTCAAATGCATCAGTTACTACATACGCAATAGGAACACCCTCATTATCTAGTGTAGAGTCTGGGCGATATATTGCTGTATCACCTGTTACATTAATGATTTGATCTAAATCAGACTCATCATAGAACTTTCCATTCCACTTTTCAAAGGTTTCTTTTTCGCCGTAATCATTTTTTGCTGTTATTCTTATCATAATGTTATTCTTTCATGACTCAATATAAACAGCTGAATTAAAGAGTAGTGCATTGCTAAAGAAATAACAGCACATACAACTGAAAGACACCAATTATTATACATCATTGTTATATTCCTCAATCCAAATCATAGCATCAGTCAACTTTTTACAGTATTTGTTGTCAGTGTGTACTTGATCGTCAAAAACTTTTCTCGTTGCACAATATTTCATACCTTCTCCCTCATTTGATACATTCAAAGACTCGGATGGAATAATTGACCCCACTTTTATTTCTGAGCTCAATCCATATTCTGCATCTTCATTTAAAATTTGAGTAGCAATATATGCTGTTCTCTCAACATTCTTCATGTCAGTAAATTTTTTCTGTGTCCATTCAATTTTCATTTTATATAAAAGTTCTTTCTTTTTTAATACTGTGTTTCATTAATTCTTGTTCCAATACTTCTTGTGCATAAACAGCACATATACCACATTGCGTGCTTACTCCAAGACACTCTTTTAAATCTTTCATTCGATATGCGCCCTGACAAACAGCATCACCAATTGCAGTATCAGTTACATTTTTGCAGATACAAACATACATAATTAATGTTCAAGTTTTGCTTTTCTAATTAGTGATTGAAGTACGTTCATCCAGTAGTTTTTACTCCACTCAGTTGTACATTGTTTGTGTGTTTTATACACAGCTTCAATTCTATTATTCAATAAATTAATCTTATAGTCTTCCATGTTTCAACTCCCTATAAAAACCTTTGCGTAAATTGTCTTGCATACGATACGCTTGACGTTCCCATGGCTGTTTTGAATATGAAGTGTTTGTATGATTCACATAAATTCCGTCTTTAGTTTTCCACATTTTACGAGAACCAAGTTTTGTTGGATATACACGATCTACCATACGACCTGTGGCAGTTTGCCATACATGAATCATTTCATGACAAATGGTTTCAATGAATCGTTCTAGTCCTTTTTTATTTATTTTTTTGTTTTTGAACTTAGGTAGTCGTTTATCCACTTCAATTATAAAAGAACGAGTAGTTCCCCCATCTGCTACACAATAACCATATGCACCTTTATCTAAGCATTTGGTCAATTGAACCTCAATCTCCAGAGTGCGGTATCTTGGCATCAATTCCTTGATACAATACCACACGACATTTTCTGTCAAATCACGTTGTTTTTTAGTTCCACCAATTACGGTCACTTGATTCAAGGATTTTCCTCTAATTTCTAATTATAGTACCATTATACTAGGCTGAACAAGGTTTGTCAAGGCATTTTTATCAATTGCGACAGCAAATGCGCCCGCAAGGACTAATGTTGCAATAATAGCGATTATTTTGTAAAAATGGTTCATTAGTTCTTTTCCCCTTGTTTGATTGGTGGTTGCGTATAGATATCCAAGCGCCTACCCTTATCAGGAGCTCTTAAATAGTATATGAATGTTTGTTCTGGAATGTCTTTCAGATCGTCATCTAGGAAATCATCATGTATTTTTATCACTCTCCACTAAGCTCCTGTTCACAATATGGGCTTCTTCTATATCTTCTTTACTTTGCCCAAAGTAAGCGACTGCGTTATGTGTATCAATCAACAACTGATTTACAGTTGTATCACCTACAACAAACTCACCAAGAATTCTGCCGTATTTTCCTACACCATCTTTTCGAGTGCGTAGTGTTTGTGTGGAGCCAATAGGCAGATGGTCAAGCACAAATTGTTTTGCCATCAGTCCGTACTTCTTTTCTTCTAAATCTCTGGTACGACTTTCTGGTGTATCTACACCGTAAAAACGAACCCTCTGTTTCTTCATCCAGACACCGAAGCCAAGGTCGATATCCACATCAGTAGTATCTCCATCAACTACTTTAACTATTTTGCAACTATATTCATACATTAAAACTTTCTCCACAACCACAAGATGATGTTGCAGATGGATTTGAAACCTTGAGAAATGAACCAGCTAAATCAGTGATATAATCTACTTGACTTCCAACAAGGTACATTTCTGCTTGAGGGTCTATTAATAAGAATCCCTCAACAGGTTCTATGCATGGTTGCTCACGATTGTCCTCGTTTGCAACTCCCCACACATATTCAAAACCATTACAACCACCTGACTTTATGCCAAGTGTAACAAAGCCGTCATTGGCTGCGCTCTTTAAGTATTCTTTTGCTAATGCTGTTAGTGTTACCATATATCTTTATTTATAATTGTTCTTTAACACACGATTCCTTTCTCTCAATTTTCTCTACTCTTTCTATCAAATCAAAGAATAGATTAAACACCCCTCGTATCTCTTTCTCAGGGTCTTCACTTCGCCCATCATTGTAAGGAACGCATAAAGTACTCACTTCAGCGTTTTGCTTTTCAACTAATGTTCTAGCTTCCATGCACGATTCCATACTCGGCATTTCAGTTTTGTAATCAAATCCACCAGAAGACAATGCTGTCACGATTAGTAATGCTTTTATCATTATATTATACCTTTATCTAAACCATCTTAAAATTTTTGTTGTATCAACACCAGACTTTTTCAGTACATCTTGTACGATTCTTATTTTTGGAACTGATTTTATATCGCCTCTAGCAATTGCAAAGTCAGTAGGTGTATACCCACCCCCAATTGGCCCAACTGTGGCACTATAGATTTGAGGCACAAGCCAAGGCATTGGATTTTTAAGGGGGTCTGCACGAACACTAGAAATAAATACAACAGTTAACATAAGTACAACCATTATTATATTCCATTTCTTCATATTTCTTTCCACCCTACAGGTTCACATTCAAACTTTTTTTCATCAACCATAACCACATCACCAACACTAGTACTACGACAAGAACTGCCTGAAAACATAGATGTCACTTCTTCATTTTTCCACCAAGCACTATTAACAGTATTTGTTTTTACAAATGCTTCTTCTAATTTTTTGGTAGTGGATAAGTTTTTGTTGACTGAAACATATGCAACAATATCTCTGTTTCCTTCTCCGTCACAATGAAATACTGCAACATCTTGGTTCATATAGTGTCTTAATAGTCTGTCCATTATTTCGTTCATGCGTAATACACCTCTGCGGTATAATACCCAATTGGGGATAATTTACCAACGGCTTTATTAATATATTTATTCATAATCCAAGTGTGAGAGCCATTATCCCACTTGACTTCACAAAATTCCTCAGACCTCTCAAGGGTTGTTGAAAGTGTTTCTTTAACAACCACACCTTCTGCTATCTCAACTTCTGCACCAAAATCACCAATAATTTTTGTACCCAATGAAATGCTCATGTTCTAACCTTTTTCTTATTATTAATATAGCTATTATACCATAGCCTCTCATCATTTGTCAACACATAATACTAATTTATCTCAAATAAGCAGGCCCTGTCCATCGGATTGCGAATCCACCTTCAAGGACGTTACCTCTTGCTTTGTTTCGGGCAGGAGCTGCATACCCAGCACATTTCAAAAGATCACCTTTCTTAAACAACTTGTCATCATCAGTATTGACAATAAACCCCCAAGCACTCCTGTTTGATATAATTTTGATGTATTTCTTGCCTTTTTTGACAACCCAACCATTTGCAAAATCATCACACATCTCTTTATTTTCGGGCATGAAGCTGTTATAATCATAGTTGGCAGCTGCAATCATATTTGCAATACCGTCATCAATATTGTCAAACTTTTTCTTAATAGGTATCATATTATTATAATGTCCACAACGATAAAATTACAAGCATAAACAATAACACCACACAAATGGTGCCTTCTACAACTTCTTTTAGTTCCGTTCTGGTCATCTAGTCTCCTTTTTCATCATAATATAGCTATTATACTAGGTTGAACAGGGTTTGTCAAGGCAAATCGCTAAAAAAAGACCTTGTAAAAACAAGGACTTAGTAAAAAAATGCAGTTTTTATCTCTTTTTTAGAGCTAATTCGTTTTCAATCCACGCTTTTGCTCTGGTATTTTTAACTTTCTTTTTAAGTAAACCTTGTATTCGTTTGTACACCTGTTTAATTATATCTTCATCAGCCACATTATTATCTACAATAATCATTTCTGATTTAAAATGAGTGTTAAATTTACCGATATTAGATTGTACTTCTTTCCATGACTTAATCACAATAGACTCTGGTACACTACGAGATCGTTTTGCATTGCGTTCTAATGCAACATCTAAAGAGGTATTAACAAATATCATATGAGTGTCATATCCTAATTGACGCAACTCATTAGATTGTTTTGCAATCTTATCAAATTTATGACCTGTGCCGTCAATGATAAGTCCAAGTCTACCTTCAAGATAGTTTTTTTGTTGTTTTTTGGTAATTTCTTTTGCTCGGTCACGAACTGGAGTACGAGCATCTGTTTCAGAATCAGGCATCTTTAGAGAAAGGTTTGCATCTTTAAGCAACTTCTCAAATGCGTTATCTGAATTGACTGTTTTGAGTCCAGTTCCACCAGTGGTTTTCCTGACAACGTATGATTTGCCGCTGCCAGGGCCACCTGCTAGGAAAAAAGCTTTAAAAATATTTGGGTCATATACACCCTCTTGCAATTCGTTGTATGTCTTCATTATGTGTTCCTGTTTGCTCTTGTTTTCTATAATTTACCATTCTGTCTATAACATATTTATCATTTTCTGATATAGGAGATATGATTCTTTCTTGTTTTAGGAATGTTTTCTTTTTGAGTAAATTTCTAGTTTTTTGAGCCATTGATTTGTCCTCGTTTCTATTAATTCTGTTAGTGAGTTAAGTTTCGTCTGATTTTGTAATCCCCCCGAAAATGCCGGGCGGTACAGTTTTTATTTCTACGCCGTCATAGTCCTCCTTTTGTTTGATAATTGTAACATCCCCTTGTGCAAACGGTTCATAATTATCAGGTGGGGAATCTAGTGGTTCTTCTATAGAATCTTTAACTAATGACATAATCATTTTATGTTTTTGTGGTGATTTATCAAATTCAAAATCGTGTCGTATATTTTTTATAAGAAATGGGCCTTTGTAAAATCTATCGTTTATTTCTTTATCTGCGGTTTTAAGTGCAGCTGTGTATGGAATATTAAGTATTACCTTCTGACCAGCATTTACATAAGTGTTGCCATGACACAATATATTAACACTAAACCCAGATTTTATTTGTGTCATCTGCGAATTTCTTCTTTGTAACCATTTTTCTGCCCCATACGCTTCATATGGATATGTATTATCTGGGGTTGCATGTTGACCATCACTTCGATTATTCATAGAGGTGGGTACAACATATGTTCTTGCTGGGAAGTCTGATACTCGTTGACCTCTTGGATTCAACGCGACAGAACTTGCTAGAGGGTGTTCAGTTTTACCTT